ATTTCTCTAAGTGGTCTTGGTAGTCTTTTACTGCGGCTGATTGATTCAGTAAATCGCCGTTCAAATATATCTCAAAGATATTGGGTTTGATACCACGCACAATCTTATATTCTTTTGAACCGATGGAAAGTTCAATCTCAACAACACAATCTTTCTGATTGATACTGTTTAGAAGTTGTGGCTTATTGATATTACGGAATGGTTTGCCAAACAATCCAAAACACAACGCATCAAGCATTGTGCTTTTACCAGCACCATTCGTTCCAACAATCAATGTGTTAGAACTTCTGTCCAATTTTATTTCTGTAAAATAGTTACCAGTGCTTAGAAAGTTTTTGTAACGAATCGTCTTAAAGTAAATCATTCAATAATTTCGGTGTTCAAGGACTCAACATATAATTCACGCATGAGATTCTTTAGTTTAGCAGAATCAACATTCATTGTCAACCCATCAATGTATTTGGATAGAATAGTCATGGTATCTTCTGCTTGATTCACCAACTCTTCATCATCTTCTACCATGTTGTCGGTGAAGTCTTCAACGATAGCAACATCGGCTACTTGTGCTTTATATAGGGCATCAACAACATAGTCAAACAGATATGCATTTTGTTTGTTGACCACTACCACTTTAACATATGTGTCTTTGTATTGTGTGAAGTCGAACTTCTTCCACTCTTCAAATGATTGTGTTGAATCATCATAGTTAATTTTGTGGAAGATTTTGTTTGGATTAGGTACGAATTCCAGTTCTCTTGTATCAGTATCAAATACATGAAAACCACGAACATCACCATAATCAGCCCAAGTGATTTCATATTGATTTCCAAGATAATAAATTGTGCCATCACTAGACTTGTGATGGAAGTGACCAGACAATACCATGTCAAACTTATCAAACACTTGTCTATCTAGTCCAGAGTGTGATACATTACCTCTGTCCATTTCAAAGCCAGCAATCTCAAAGTGACCAAACACAACTTGTGCTTTTGTGTTTCGCATTTCTTCCAATGATTGTTCATAGTTGCTGGAGTTAATCCATGGCACCATCAACACATCAAGACCATCATAGTTGTGTAGGTCTGGTTCTGTCAATACCTGAATGTTTTTGTAATGGTCAAACAACTCATGCATGGCATTGATTTCGTTGGTGTTCTTAAATGTAACATCATGGTTACCAACGATAACATCCATTGTGATGCCTTCTTTCTCAAGCACATCAAAGAATCGTTTGCGCCACTGATTGAGAATCACATAGTTGATAAATTTACGGCGGTCTACAACATCACCCAAGTGGATGATATGATTAATGTTGTTCTCTTTCAAGTATGGAAAGAATGTGCCTTCCCAGAACTTAAAAAAGAATTCATTAAACAAAAGACTATCACCACGAGCACCAGCATGGGTGTCGTTAATCAAAGCAATCCTCATATTACCACTTATCTGTTTGTGCCGCTTTAATTGTTTCGGCTTCTTTCACACGCTTACGCAATTCTGTTGTAGAGAAACTGTGACGGCGTTTGTTGTAGTAGACCTCGATTGGTAGTTCTTTACCAGTGAAATGTTTAGATTCATATTCTTCACCAATGATACGAACATCAATGTCGTATGACTGGAGAATGTCCAACAATTCTTTCTCTGTTGCATATACAACAACTTCATCCACATACTTGCAGGCATCAAGTTGAACGAAACGCTCAAAGACAGATTGAACCGGCTTGTTCTTTTCGGCACGGTCAATCGTTGGATCGGTTTGTAATCCAACAATCAAATAATCACATTGCTCTTTGGCATCTTTCAACATCATAATGTGACCTGCGTGAAACAGGTCGAATGTTGAACATGTAAAACCAATTTTCATTCTAGTTCTCCATCTTCAGGTAGTATTGGGTCTTCAATTATATCATCCACCATAAACTTGTCAAGACCTTTCTTCTTGGTAGATTTCTTCTTTTCCTTTTTCTTTTCTTCGAATGTTTGGATGAACTCAGATATGTTGTCATACAAAACAAACTGTTTCATATTACCATCAGCATCTTCAAACATTTCACCTTCATCAAGAATACCAAACTGCTCTGTTGCTTTGTATTTCACATACAGTTGTTTCTTTTCTTTTTGGATTCTACGCAAGAACGCAAAGTAAATGATTTGTGTGAAGTATGCGAATGGATTGGTAGACTTTGTTGGATCAAAATTCCTGAAATACATAATGCAGTTTTCGATACCATCACAAATCATTTCTTCACGGAATGAGTATGAACCGAAGTTTGGTTTTCGTGCTAGATGGTTTGCAATCTTTAGAAAGCATTCACCAATATAGTTTGGAATTATCGGATCTTCTTTACCTGCGGCTTTCGCCGCATCGCAAGCGGCTCTATAATCTATCAACGCTTGTAGAAAATCAGCGTTATTTACATAATGTTTCACTTTACTCATATTATTACCTATTTAAGTGCTTGACAGAAAATTCTGTAAGTCGTATACTACGGATGTTGGGATGTTCAATGTATAGTTTTATTCTTTATATTAGATATGTTCTGCATCTGGTCGATAAACGCATCATCTTCGGTGTATTCTTCTTCCTCTTCCAAAGATTCGTCTGACGATGCGTAAGCATCGTTTAATAAAGATTCATCAATCTGGTCACTATACTTTGTGACGATATCATTAGATTCCTCAACTGCATTTTTATAATATTCAATCAATGCAGTTTTTGGTTCAATAACAGTAAGAATTTGATTGGCATATATCTTAGCACAATTAGCATCAACCAATTCAATTGGTAGCCAAGGATGCATCAATACAACAGATTTGCCCACACTCAATCTCTTAAAAAATAATGTCATTGGATTATTCATTACAACAATATTACCTTGCTCTAGGTGATAATCTGTGATAATATCCTCACCATCGTTGAGCCTTAGAATTTTGATATTTTCGTTATGCATTTTTTAACTCTATGTTGTAAAACTTATACTTAAACTTTTCCTCTTCGTAGATTTTAACACGCTCAATAAAGTGTTTCAAGGTAAAGTTGACTTGTTTACCTACTCGGAAATCGTCTGCTATATCGAAAAGAGTTGCCGACTCTTTATTTTCTCCTTTACGTAATACACGACCGATTGATTGGAGGTTTCGAACTCTTGACTTGGATGGAGAAGCAAAGATAACGTTGTGTAGATTTCTAATGTTAATACCAGTTGAAAAAGTACCATAACTAGCAACAATGATTGCATCAGATTCTTTCTCAGTAATAGCACGAACCTCTTCACGAACTTCCACATCAGTATTGCCATATACGAAAAATACCTTTCTATTTTTCTTTTCTGCGTCTATCAGTCTCATTAGTTCTTTACCGTGTTTTTCAACATACTGGAATAGCACAAGGGTGTTGCCCTCTAATGATAACGTCAAGTTTTTAATAAAATTATTTCTTGCACCGTTCTTTACTATATAGTCCATCTCTGCCTGATAGTCCCACTTTCTACTCTCCTTGCAGATACTTTCTGGATATTTTAGAATCAGACACTTGATTTTGAAATCAGCAAGTTGTTTATCATCAATCAACTCTTTGGTGGTAGTAACTTTCAATACTGCACCAAACAAACCTTCAAGCACAAGTTTATGTGTCTGTGTTCCATCCAAAGTACCAGTGCATCCAATTCTATACTTGGTGTTTGTTAGACTACCCATAATTGTCCCAAGAGATTTTGCTTTGAACTGGTGTGCTTCATCACCAAGAACAAAGTCATACTGTTCAAAATACTCAGGTGGATTTTTGTAAATAGATTGCCATGTTGTGATAGTCAGAAATTTATCTGTGAACTTATCTTTACCTGCATACTGTTTGTGGCAGAATTGTTCAGAATCATATCCGTATGATTCAAAATCAGCATACATTTGTTCAACAAGAGATGTTGTTGGCACAATCAACAAACCTTTTTCACACTGGGTTTGGATGTATCGTAGAACCAGATAAAGTATTAGAGATTTACCTGATGCAGTTGGTGAAAGTAATAGTGTTCGTCTGTTACGAATAGCATGAACGAACGAATCTACTTGATAGTTTCTTGGATTGAATGGTAGACCTAGTGTGTTGATAAAGTCTACCGCTTCTTTGATGGAGAAGTCTTCAGTAAGTTGAACATCTGGTTCATAGTAAACTTTGTATCCACGCTCATCACAAAACTTTTGTAAGTATGGTATTAGTCCATAATACATTGTATTGCTTCGCAGGTCTAGTAATCGTATTTTACCATCCCACAATCTGTTTCTGAACGCTGGTGTGAATTGATGACCAGGAACATAGAATGTGAAGTAGTCAGATATCTCTTGTGCTGTGCTACGCTCACACTCTAATTTTATATACGCTTCGTTTACTTTACTTACTGTTAAATCATACACCTTGAATGAATCTTTCCCAATCAATATACGATTTCAATTGGAACGTTCTACTGTGTAATTCTTTCATAATTAATTCACATGCGCTCACAACTTCTTCGTGCAACATTTTGGCA